CGACGCCGGCGTCGATGCCAAAGTCAGGTACCCCGTGTTTGCGTGCGATGGGTGGTCCAGCTTCTCGACGCTGACGAGCGGCGGCGTAACGCGCGGGATGATTAACCTCGACGATACGCTGCTCTGGGTGATGAGCGGTGGCAACTTGTACAGCGTGACCACCGGCGGCACCGCGACAAACCGAACAGCGGTGGCGACCTCGGGCTATGCGTATTTTGCACGCAACCGGGCCGCCACGCCCGATATCGCAATGGTGACGAGCGACGGGCTAACGCGGCTCATCAGCGGCACGTCAGTCACCACGCCAACCTATGCGGGTGGTGTGGATCAAGCGCTGTTTAACTCTGTGTGCCAGCTCGACGGCCATTTCGTGTTCACGAAGTCGGACGGCGAGTTCTACGCGTCGGGCATCGATGCGACCACTATCGACGAGCTCGATTTTGCCAAGGCCTCGACCTACGCGGACGGATTAACCCGCGGCGTCGTTCGTGGCCGTGATCTCGTGCTGATGGGGCCGAAATCAACCGAGTTCTGGCAAAATGTCGGCAACATCGATTTTCCATTTCAGCGCGTGCACGTGACAGCGATCGGTGCCTATGCCGCTCCCGCGGTCGTGCCGCTCGTGGGTGTCACTGATGGCGTGACTAGCGACACCGTGATCTGGCCCGCTTCAGGGCCTGATGGGTCATATATCGGCGTGATGCTGATGGGCGGCTATGACGCCAAGAAAATCAGCACACACGAGATCGACGCCGCGATCCGCGCTGCAACCAAGGCCAATCTCCGAGCCTACAGCTACGCCACTCAGGGCGTGACGTTCTATTGCATCACTGATGCGGCGACGTTCACCTATGAGTTCAACTGCAAAACGTCGTTTTGGCACCAACGCAAGGGCTCTGGCTTGTCGTTTTCGCGCATCGTGGATGCCTGCGAGTTCAACGGCGCCACGATTTTCGGGGACTACACGTCGGCCCTGATATATCAGCGATCAGCCTCGCAAACCCCGGCATCAGCGAGTGAACTGGAGCTGCGTAAATCCCGCGACAACGGCACGACCTGGAGCAGCGCTAGAACCAAGGCGATTGGCGGCAGTGCGGCGCGCAAGACGCGGCAGAAATTCCCTTGGCTGGGCCAGTCCGGCGAGGACGGCATGCTAGTGGAATTGACCATCACAAACGCCCTCGTCGAGGGAGCGAACGGCGTAGCAATGTCGATCATCCCGCCGACTTTGCACGGATGGCCGAACCGCACGACCTCGGACACTTTGTACGTCGATTGCATCCCAGGCGTATCGTTGACGGCCTCCCCGAAAGGTATCCTGCAAATCGGTGTCGATACGAGGGTTGACGCGACATGACGGCGGAACTTACGCAAGCCATCCCAGGCGCTCACCATCCGTTCGTCGATCGTTACCGCAACGTCACGTCGGTTTGGTATCCTTGGCTCGTCAAGATACTGGATTTTGTCAACGGGATTGCTCGGGGCGAGCTGCTCGTCGATGGCGCGATTACATCGCGGACGCTGGCTACGGGTGCGATTACGGCGGACGCTATAGCAGCCAATGCGATCACGGTGGACAAGATCGACGCGGCCAACATCGATGTGCTCGATGGCACATTCGGGGCGCTGCAAACCAACACCACGACGACCCGTGTTCAAATCACAAACGCTTCAAACGAGCTGCGTTGCTATGTCGGGGGGACGCTTATTGCCTCGATCGGTGCAAACGTCATAACTAACGGGGCATTCATCGCGTGCACTAGCCCGAGTGCAGCATGGTACCCTGCGCAGTTTACCAACACATCAGCCGCTGGCGGCGCGCTGATCTGCGCAACGACCGGCGGCTATACGGTCCAGGCAGATCAGACCACAGCAAGTGCGGGACAGCATTACGCCGGATCGTATCGCAACAGTTCCGGCGGTCACGCCGTGCTTGGCGCGTCTTCTGGCAATGGCAGCTACGCGGGTTTGGCCATTTCTGGAACGTGGTCGCCGTTCACGGGCTCGCACCCGGGTTTGCTCAGCAAAAGCGAGACACCGGAGGTCGGCGATATCATCGTTGACGGTGCGGTGGTCGCTAAGGCGATCGATGACGTGATCTGCTACGCAACCAGATCGAGCGCTCCAAACCAGCCGGCAGTCGGGGCCTATACGCATCGATACGCCATGGACGGCGACACGCTGACCCCAGCGCTCGGCCTGCGCGGCACGGGCAGTGGTGGCGTTCTTACGGATGAGCAATGGGATGTCCTCAAAGCCTCGCATGATTTCTGCGTCATCAACTCGATTGGCGAAGGGTGCATCAACGTGTGCGGCGAGGGCGGCGATATCACGGCCGGCGATCTTATCGTCACGTCGTCGATGCGGGGTAAGGGTATGCGCCAGTCGGATGATTTCTTGAGAAGCTACACCGTAGCGCGGGCTCGCGAGGGTTGCACGTTTGCAACTTCCGCGGACACCGCACAGATCGCATGCATTTACGTGAGCGGGTGACACATGGGAGTTTTTGATACCTTAACGGGCGCTTCTACTAAAAAAGCGGTTACCAAAGCCGCGGACGCCAACGCCGCCGGCATTTCCAAGGCTGCGCAAACTTTCACCGCGGGCAAGCAGGAAGCGCTTGGCTACAATCAGCAGGGGCTAGACAAATCGTTATTTGCTTCGGAAGGCGGGTATAATCAGGGCCGCGGCGATATCACGGGTGGAACCCAGATCGCGCACCAAGCGCTCAACGCCGGCGGCACGAACGCGCGTAGAGACATCTCGAGCGGGTTCAACAGCGCGCGTGGTGCGACCGAGAACGCGATGCAGCAGATTTCAGAAAATTACGATCCCTATCTGCAGGCCGGCGCTCAAGCGCAATCGCTGTATGGCAATTTTCTCGGCTACAACGGGCCCGATGCGGCGAAGGCGGCGGCGGCGAATTTCGCGGGCAATGACCCCGGCCGAGCGTTTAGGGAAGAACAGGCTTCCAAGCGCATAGCAGCACAACAGAACCAATCTGGCTTTATCGGATCGGGGCGGGCCCAACTCGCGGACTCACGGGCGCAGAATGAAATCATGTCGGCGGATTATCAGAGCTATCTCAACCGCCTCGCCGGCCAGTCTCAGCAGGGACAGCAGGCAACCGGCCAGCTCGGTCAATTCCAGATGCAGGGCGCGGGGCAGATCGCCGGCTACTACGGCCAGGAAGCGGCGCAGAATTCGGCAAACGAACAGCGCCACGCGGAGAGCCTCAAAAATCTCTACACGCAAAACCAAGTCGGAACCGGTCAGCTAGCGATCAATCAGGGCAAGGACGCGGCCACCCTCTACGGAAGCGCCGCGACCAATAACCAGAACATCGCCCAAAAGGACACGACACAGCAGGCGCAGTTAAAGCTTGAGGAAGGACAGAACCTCGCGAAAATGATCATGGGCCAAGACGCGGCAAAGCAGCAGGGCCTAAACAACATGATCAAGATTGGCGGGATGATCGCCGGCGCAATGATCCCTGGGGCAGGGGGCATTAGCGCATTTGGCAATCTAGCGGGCGGTGTAAGCAGAATGTTTGGGCCCCAGGTGGCGTCGGGTGAGCTTCCGATGGGCCAGTCGAGAGAATAAGGACACAAACCATGGCGACCCAACCTTTTCGCATCCCAGAAACCCCGGATTACGTCGGATTTGCACGCCAGAACGCGATGCTCGATTTCTCCCCGATCAACAACGCGGTCTCGGGGTTTCAGCAGCAGCAGCAGCGCGACGTTGAAAACAAGCGTGCGGAAGACCAGCTAGGGTTCCAGCGCGAGCGTTTGGGAATGGATAAAGCGAAGTTTTCGGACGATCAGAAAAAGAACGTGGTCGAAACCTTTGGCAATTTAGCGAGGCTTTATGACCCCGCCAAAGATCTAGATGGGTCAAAATGGACAGGGATTGTGAAGGGTTACGAAGAAAGGATGCGTGCACGCGACCCGTCATTCTCGGGGGTGACGCCAAACTACTATGACCGGGTTCAAGGCCCTACTTTGATTCTTGGCGAAGCCAAAATGGCAGCACAACAGCTCGAATATGAGAGGAACAAGGCGGCGGACGCTCGGTCAAGTGAGCAACTGCAATTGAATCGCGATCAGTCACGGGCGCAGATCGAGGCCAGTCGGGCAAGCGCCAACGCATCCAATGCCAACGCTCAAAACATCGGCAAAACGGACAGTATACGGGAGTACCTATTCGCCTTGAACCCGATTCCGATCAAGAACCCAGACGGGACTCCGGGCTACGCCGCAGGGTATGCCGGCAGCTATGACGATTGGCGGAAGGTCCAGGAAACGAACGCTAACAGGTACGGGTTAAACCCGATTGCGTATAAGAAACTAGACGGAAGCATCGGTTATTACGTGCCGAGCACAAGCGGCCAGACGCGAGATTTAGAAATACCAGGCGGCGGCACGGCCTTGCCGCCGGTCAGCACGGTCAATTTGCCAGACGTGGTCCAGTTTAGAGATAAGTTCGGCAATCTTATCAACAGCGTAACGAAAAATATCGCCGGCGCAGAAATCGAAAAAGAAAAGGGTCAATCCCAGGGAAAAGCAATCGTCGACCTTCCAGGCGTAGAGATGCGCGCACAGCTCATGAACGAAGCCTTGGACGCGGTAGAGGCTGGCGTCACAGCAAACCCGCGCATGACGGGAGCTTACACGGGACGGTTGCCAAACGTCACCGGGACAGCTCGCGACGTGCAAAGCAAGATCGATCAGGTCCAAGGCAAAGTATTCTTGCAAGCCTATGACAGCCTGCGCGGTGCTGGCGCGATTTCGGAAGGCGAGGGTAAACCGGCTACGGCCGCAATTTCTCGTCTGCAGGAGGCCGCTGTCGGTACGTCGCAATATCTGGCGGCGATCAAGGATGTTCGCAAAGAAATCAAGGCGCTTGTCGATATTGCCAGAAAGAAAGCCGGGGGCGGGGCTGCATCAGGTGGCGGCTGGTCTATCCAGAAGGTGCAATAATGGCAAAGTTCCGTATCAGCGGGCCGGATGGCGGCGTTTACGAAGTCAATGCGCCGGACGATGCCACGGAGGATCAGGTTCTATCCTACGTGCAGCAGAACACGGCGGGGCGTTCGTTCGCTCAGCCGAAGCTGGCCGCATCTGCCAACGCAGCCAACGAGCCGAGTTTTCTAGCCGGCGTTGCAAATCAAGCCGTCGACGTTGCAAATCAAGGCGTGCGCGGTATCAACCGCGGCATCAATGCTGCAATGTCGCTTCCTGGCGAGATGGTCGGCGGCGCGGTCAATATGGCAGGCGATGCCATCAACATGATAGCACCGGGAACTGTAGAACCTGGGCAGGGCGATCGTTTCAAATTTAACAACGCCGTATCCGAGTTCATGAGCAGCCCGAATTCGACACCGCAGACCGACGCTGGCCGCTATGCCGATTCAATTGGCCAAGCCCTCGGCGGGAACATCATTCCCGGTGCTGGCATTGCGATGAAAGCACGTCAGGCCGTACCGGCCGCGAAGACGACGATCGGCGCGATTGGGCAGAATATCGTCAACGCCTACCGCACGAATCCCGGTGCCGCCGTGGCGACGGACGCGATTTCTGCGACGGGTGCGGGCATTGGTCTGCAATTGGCTAAAGACCTCGATCTGGGGCCGACGTTGTCGCCGACCGGACAAGTGCTCGGCGCTGTCGCCGGTGGCCTAGCGCCGTTTGGTGCAGCTGCAGCCTATTCAAGGGCCGCACAAAGCCCTATGCTGGCACGATACAGGACGAGCGCACCTGCTGGAATGGAACCGCAGCCTCAATCCGCAGGTGCCGCCGTCAACCCCATGCTGGCGGCTGGCGATCCTACACCGCCCGTCACGGGGGCGGATGCTGCCGCCTATCAGTATCTGGCCAACCAGGCGGCGGCCGCTGGTGTCAAGCCGGGACAACTCGGCGCACGATTAGAACAATCTGACATTGATGCGATCGGCGGACGGTCGGCTTTTGGTCTCGTCGAGCTCGACCCAAGTTACCAGCGCATAGCTGGATCCCTCGTGCGACAGAACCTAGAAGCCTCGAACTATGGCCAACGGTTTGTGGCGGGACGCCAAACCGGAATAACGCCGCTCGACGGCATGCCAGAAAACAGCGGCATCCCAACGCGGCAGTTCATGGAACAAAAATCTCCCATAGATCCGCCGGCCGGCATGTATGAGCGGATGCAAGAAAACGTCCGCGGGTACCTTCAGGTGCCGCCGCGTTCGGCGTATCGCGTCGATCAAGACCTGTTCGACATTCGTAAACAGCAAGCTCAGGCCAACTATTCAGCCGCCTATGACGCAGCAAGCACCGTCAACATCGCTCCAGTGCTGGATACCGTGCTCGACAAGTGGTCGGCTCTTGCGAACGACCCGCGCCAGTTGAAACCTATCGCGAAAAGGATTGAAAAAGCCGTCAACATTTTTAAGACAAGGGCCGGGACGGTTGAAGACCTAAAACGCTTCCAGGATGGCAAGGAACTGCTTGACGAAGAGATTTCGGGGCTGATGGAATCTCCGGTCGGACGCAATAAGAAACTCGGCGGCGTTCTAAACGATTTTAAGAAGGAACTGCTTGCAGCGGTTGATGAAGAAGCGAACATCGGACCAGCCGGCCCGCTCTACAAAGGCGCTCGCGATGTGTTTAGTTCAACGTCGGAACTGCGCGACGCCCTGCAGATGGGTCGCAACGCACTGAAGGACGGCTCGGAGGTATCCGGAGATGCGTACCGCGCCATGTCGGCCGGCGAGCAACAGATGTTTCGTATTGGCCTTGCCGATCCGCTGGACCGCTTGATGGCTGCTCAAAAGCGCGGGGCAGACGTTACGCAGACATTTCAAAAGCCGAGCGTTCAAGAGCTGCTGATGGAAGTTGGCCCGCAAGATGAGGCAATGAGGTTCGGGCGAAACATCCAGACCGAAAATACCATAACGCGCACTAACAACGAGGTATTTGGGAACTCTAAAACTCAGCAGCGCGCCGTCGATGACGAGGCGTTCAATCAGATGGGCGATACAATTGAGGCAATTAAAACGGCAAAGGACGCCATCAAATCGTCTCGTAGCCTGACGGATGCCGGGTTCAATTTAGTGAAAGGGGCTCTTGAACGATTGGGCGGGTTTAGAGCTGATGCCGCTATGGCGTTGGCAAGAAAGCTGTTCACGGCGGATCGCGCAGAACTCGACGTTATTATCCGTGAGATCGACGCCCGCATAGGGCCGACCAAATCAGCTCAATTCCAGGACATACTAGATCGCTACCAGGCCAGCGTCGCACGGCAGTCTGCCACCTCAACAGCAGTAGCGACACAACAGGTAAACCAGCCGCAAACCGGGCCACTTCGTGTCGGTCCTGTCCGGCCAAACCAGACCGGTCAAAACGATCTGTTCAACCGTCCTCCCGGCCAATGAGCAACGACATGATGGCAGATCAATACAACCGCGCGGCGAAATATGTGCCCACAGGAGGAATGAACCATGGCTAATCCGCAACTCCCCGGCACAATGATCGTGGACGGCCCGCAATCCCCCTGGGAATCTGCGTTGGCAAAATACCAGCAAGCGCTTGTCGATCTGGACGGTGACGGAATACCCGATGGCGTTATGACGCCGGGCGGACAATTCCAGCCGTTCAACAACGACATCGTTTCGACGGCGCAATCTGTTCGTCCCAGCGATCGAGCGCGAATGCGCCAAGCGGGAAATATTCCCGTGCAAGACCCTGCCGGCGAGGGACGCCTAGGCGAGCGTTGGAACGAAGCGGCCACACGCCGCATTCCTGCCGCGGCCATGGGGGCGGCTGACCCGATGGGAATTCCGTCTTATGCAGTTGGAATGGTTAGCCCCGCGGCGGGCCAGTGGATGAAAGATATACAATCCGCTGATCCAGACGCCGCCATGGTCGGGGGGCTGGCAACGCCGATAGCTGCGAAGGGAGCTGGCGCGATCGTCAATGCGGCGCGCTTAAACCCAATGCTAACGGGCGGCACTCTTGCAGGTGCCACAGTAGCAACGCCAACTGAAGCCGGACAAGAGACGCCATACGATCAGCAGATGCTGTCGATGACCCAACAACAGGCGGCACTGAGGCAAACAGCGGACAAGCTGCAAAACAACCGGCGCGCGCTGGAAGAGGCCGCAAACATTGAATCGCAGTCAGGAAAGGGGCGGAACTATCAAGCCAAACTGCAGGCCGTTGCGGACTGGGATCAGGCAAACGGGCAACAGTTGGCGCAAACCACTGCCCAGATTACGGCCATGGATGGGCGCATCAAGGCCTACGAAGACGAAAACAGCCCGGCTGCGGTCCGCAAACGCAGTGCGGAGATGTCGACCAAAGACCTTTACCCGTCTGCGACGATCGGAGCGCAGGCGTTGCTAGCTGCTGGAGGACTAGGCGCGTCTATGGCTATGAAGGGCCGCGCCGTCGGCAGATACAATTCATCGATGGACGATATGTCAGCCGGGCTTACGAGCGCGAATGCAGCCGGTCGCACCGCAGAGGCAAGCGCACTGACGGCACGTCTAAACGACATGATCAAGAAGGGGCCAAGTTCTGCTGGAACGGTAATGCCGGCCGTCGCCGGATTTGAGCTTGGCGCGTTTGCGCCGACATTTGGCGACTACTATCGCTCGGGCGGGGATCCCAGCAGTCCGCTGTACCAGAAGGCAATGGGTTCAATGACGGGCGTGACTAATGTTAAGGCGGCTGGATTCGATATACCGGTCCCTGACCTTGCCACGCGTATTGCGATGGCTGGGTTGGCCGGGGTTGGTGCCAGCAAGATCAGCAATCGGGCCGTTGAGGGTGCGAGGGGTCTACGTAACGCGCCAGACACAGCGATGGTACAAGCGGAAGTCAACGGTAGAAATATAAACAATGTGATTGATGCTTTTTATCAGCAAAACGGGAAATTCCCAACCCAAGCGGAATTTGCCAAGTTCTCCGCTAGGTATACCCTACCGATCCCGGTTGCAGCCGGTGCAGCAGCCGGCCCCGTGAACGACATGCTGAACTACTATCAAGGCCAATAGCCATGGCCGACCCTAACCCCATGCTTTCATACGTCACGCCAGAACGGCGCAGGCGCATGGGTAACGCCATGATGGCAGAGCAGTACGCGGAAAACCCTCCCCAGCTTCCACTAGGCTACGATTGGAACGGTGCGCCGCTGTCGCCCGAGCTACTGGCGTTCGCCGCTCAGCGTGGCCAGCCGGGCGTGATCCAGAAGGCGCTCGGATTGATCCCGGGCTTTGATCAGGACGGAGCCCGCGGCCGGCAGTCGTGGGGCAATGCGATGATGAGCACGGCGCAATTTCCGATTGATGCTGTGGCCGGCATGGGGCAAGCGCTGACCGCTCCAGCTCGCGTATACCGCGGCGAATTTGATCCTCTATCCGAAGAAGGCGCTGGAGAAGCGCTGAACGTGGCGGGCAACGCCATGATGGGAGGGTATGCAGCGCCTAAGCCTCGGAACGTAGTCGGGAGTGCAGGTGGGTCTTTGGTTCCTGATGCTGCAGCGCTCGATATGTCGCATGCAGCGAGAATGAAGAGAGCTGCAGTTGAACATCATCCTTCTACGTTTTATCACGGGACGGTTGGTGACTTTCCGTATTTTGACCTTTCAAAAGGAGGTCAAGTGTCTGGGAGTCGAGCGGGGTCGCAGGGAGTAAGCGTAAGCCCAACACCCGGCGCAGCAAACGAATTTGCGCAAATCGCATCTGACAAATCAGGAGGGAACGCGTCCGTAATGCCGCTGCGTGCGCGGCTTGGAAAAGTTGTGTCGGTGACATTGGACGGCTCCGAAAAAAACCTAGAAGTAGCGTCGAACTTGAGGACGTTATTTGACGGCGGTTATGACACAGTTGTTCTAAAAAACTATACCACACCTGGAGGTGTTGGTGGGAACACTATTTTGGTGGTTAAAGACCCGGCCCAGCTCAGATCTGTAAACGCCGCATTCGACCCTGCCAAGCGTGACAGCGCTGACCTATTGTCCGCTAACCGCGGTCGTCCTGGAGCTGCTACTGGCGCTGCTTTGGGCGGCGTTGACATTCAAGACCCAGCACTTGCCGAAAGCCTTTCCGAGTACGGCCTTGACGTTCCATCGCGTCCCGCGTCTCCCCGCTATAGACCCGGTGACGCATGACCCTCGCCCCTCGCTCTCTCAAATGCCTAGAAGGCGTGCACCCTGACATTGCTGCTGTGGTTCGGCGTGCTGATGAGCTTGGCGCGCGGTTCCACATCACGTGCGGATTGCGCACCGCCGAGGAACAGACCAGGCTCGTGGCGGCCGGCAAGTCGAGAACTATGAAATCCCGGCACTTGACCGGCCACGCCGTCGATTTCGTGGTTGCCGAGCCCGGTGGCGGCGTCTCCTACGACCACGAGGACATGGCGGCTTGTGCTGCGATCTTCAAGCGTGCGGCAGCCGAACTGGAAATAGCGATCGAGTGGGGCGGCGACTGGAAGAGCTTTTGCGACACGCCGCACATCGAACTGGATCGGAAGGTGTACAAGGCGGACGGTACGAAAACTCCCGCGCCTATTTTCGTGCCGGTTGCGCCGGCCGCTCCGATCGCCAAGTCCGGCACGGTGTGGGGCACAGTGGCCGGCGCAACGGCTGGCGTTATGGCTTACCTAGAGCAGACCTTGGCCGCAATGTTGGAATGGACGGCCAAACTAACCGAGCTAGCTCCGGTTCAAACCGCGTTCGCGTCAATGGGCGGGAACGTCAAATCGATGACGCTTGGCCTCGGGATCGGGGCTGCGGTTTATGTCGTCTCTAGGCGCGTGAAAGCGGCGCAGGAGGGGAAGCCGGGATGATATTTCTTGCACCACTTGTCTCGCTTTTTGCGGGCAACGGGCTGAAATTCGCGGCGGTTTTTGGTATGCTCGCGATGGTTGGAACGTGGGACTGGCGGCGCATCAAAGCCGCTGGGAGTAGAGGTGCTGAGTCAGTGCGCGTCGAAACCATGAAGGCTAACGATGCGGCTATTAAAACCTCTGAGCGCGTGCGCGCTAAGTCTAGCTCTGGCGGCCTGCGCGGGGCCAAGCGCGATCCTAACACCGTCAATTGATGGTGCCGTTCGATCATTTAAGCCGATTCCAAACTCAAAGGCCGCCCCGTGCAATATGCAAAGGGCGGTTGCCGAGCACAATTCGGTGTTGACGACGCTGCAAAGCGGTCAAGACACTGTTTACCGCGCCCCGTGCGACGTGGATAAGCCGCAGGGGGGCACCCCTCGGGTGGTGTCATGATGGATGACAGATACCTCGCTGCAGCAATATGTGACTATGCAGATCGCTCAAGACGTGCGCGAAATCAAGGAAGTGCAGAAGGTCCAGGCGGAACACCTGGACGAAGTCCAATCGAGTTTGAAGGAACTGACCAGCTGGGCGCAGCGCGCGGCCCTATTAGCAGTTCTGTGGGGGGCAGCGGCCGGGGTGAATTTCGCGCCCGACAAACTGGCAGAACTCGTCGGCACTTTGCTCAAGTCAACAAAGTGATGAGCATTGCATGCTACACAGCGTGGGCACTGCTATGCATCGGCCTAGCTCGAATAGCGTTTATATTTACTATGGCCGATTAGTCGCCCGCGAGCCGGGTTCCAAACTAGAACGCCCGCCACATCTAGCGATGGGCGGGCGTCGTGCTTTGTATTGATTGAACTTATTTCATGCGTCATGCGTCTTCGATCGAACCGGCAAAATGCTCTTCAAGTTCTTCAGTCTCGCCGTGCCTCTCCAGCCACTCACGAGCCTCGTCCGCTGTCAACGTCACGAACACGTCGTTGGAGCCTGTTGTGCTGTTGTTTCCGGATGGCCGAGCGTAGTGGCTCATCGGACCACCGGAGCCCACCGTGAACCAGTTGCCTTTGGGCGTCAGGTACAGCTTCTCACTGCAGTTTTTGAAATCGCTGTAGCCGAAGCCCGCGTCCCAGCTCGCAACCTCCGTCGCCGTGTCAGTGTCGTAGCGCTTGCCGGTGATGATTTTCTTCATTGATGCCCCCTCCTTGTGCTTGTGACGACTCAGTCCTGAAAGATCTGGCGGAAGGCTGTATCGAAACAGCCGTCATCATCGAGACGGTCAATTAGTGACTGATCGGTGCCGTCTTCGACGCCCGGAAAGTCCGCCGGCACGGTCCACACAACCAGTCCGCTCGCGGTGGTGCCGCGGAGCGTGTGGCGTTCGATTTCCTCGACCTCGTCGCTCTCGTGAATGCTCGCGAGATAGGCGCGGACGGCGGACTCAGGATTGGCGGCCTCGCGATCGTCAGCGATAACGCCATTGTCATTTAACGTGGTGATGTAGCGAGTCATTGATGGGTTCCTTATCGCTGGGCCTCTCGCCGTCTGATGGTGTATAGATAGCATCACCGCTTGACCGTGTCAACTAAATTGTTTACAGTTTGAGCATGAAGAACAGGACAGAGCGCTTTACAGACGCAGATGTGCTCAGCGAGCTAGAGCGCCGAATTGTTGAGGCTGGCGGGCTCAGGGCATTTGCTCGCCACGTTGGCTTATCCCCTGCGTTTTTGTCGATGGTTCGGCTCGGTCGATCCCCGGTTTCGCCCCGCGTGGCTGAGGCGCTTGGGTTCGTGGATGACGGCAAGCGGTGGGTGGGGACTATCGGAACCCCCGCTTTTGTTTGAACCGCCTCGGGACAAATGCTTTGGCCGCCATCTTCCGCCCGTGGCTGGCAAGAGCATGGTCGTCTGATGTTTTTTCACGGTGACACCACGAGCAAGCGGGAGCTAAATTCGCATCGTCATCGGTCCCGCCATTTTCCAGCGCAACCGTGTGTTCGATTTCGTAATCGTCAGCCGGCCCGAGCTTGCGCTTGCAGATGTGGCATCGACCGCCGCACGCCTGAAAGATCCGAAGCGCTCTTTGCGCTGTCATGCTCCCGCGACGATCGTGAATGAAGCTCTGCCCGCTCATGTGGGGCCGTCCTGCTCCAAGCGGTCCCATTCTTCATTGTACTCGTGCAAAATCGTTTCGATTTCGCGGCTGTTTTCCAAGATCGTATTGACGCCAAACACGCCAGAGCCACGCTTTCCAAGCGCTTCCTTGATGCGCTGCCCAAACGAATGCCCCGCCGCCTCGTTGAGACTCGCAAACATGCGGCCGTCTTCCGTCTTATAACCCACTGCCTTTTTTATCACGTGGCCTGCCTCCCCATATTATGCTTCACAGCGGCACGCTCTCGAACGTCTCTACCTTGGCCGGCTTGCGTTCTCGGATCGCCGGCATGATGTCTGTTACTTTTAATCCGGTCTCGGCCTCGATCGTGTCGGCCACGGCATCGAATAGAGCGCAGGCGGATAGGTGCGGCAGCGTGTCAAATGCGATGCTTTCCGATTGAAAGATGTAAAACTTTCCATCAGCGGCAAACGGAAACGTGTGATCCTTTGCAGCGGACAGGCCGGCCGCGATTAGCAGGATTGCTGCGTTTGTTTCCAAGCCGACGGTGTCAATGGTAGTCACGATCGCATGGCCCGCCTTAGCTTGCAGCCATTTACGGAGATGATCATCGTTGATCGGCTTGAACCGGTGACCTGCTGGCCAGTGAGAATGAGCCGCTCGGATCATCGCGAAAAACCGCTTGTGTTGCGGAACCGAGCGAGGCTTACCCCTCCTCGTCTGCGACAGGTCGAGGCCGCAGCCCGGGCAATGATCCGTGACGCCCGTTCTCGCTCTTTGGCTGATGGTTGACATAGACCGACATCTCCAGTTGCAGCTTAAGCACGTCCTGCCCCGTTGGCGCTTTATCCCAAGGCCACGCCAGCGAGATTTCGCAAGCCGACATGCCAAGACGAGACCAGCCACGGACTAACTCCCTGGTGTAGTTGTCCCACTGGAACATGCGCTATTCCACGTTGCTCAGCTGCTCTCGCGCCGAAGCGTAGTGCGACCGCACGCGCTCGGTCTCAGTCTCATCGAGCTTGTTCAGGCGGGCGCGGTTTTTCGGATCGCTGGCCCACTTGGTTAGTGCGTCGAGATCCTTTGCTTTGGCGATATCAGCCTTCAACGCAGCTAGCTCGATACTGTCGCCTTGACGGTCTCCGATGTCCCTTGGCTTAGCGGCTTCGCCGTCGTCGTCGGCCTCGTCGGTAGCCAGCCCCAGCGCGGCTATCAGCGTGTAACGCCGGCCGTACGTGATAGCGCTGCCCATCGCCTGCGCATCCATTTTCATGAGGGGGATCTCGATCATCGTGCGCTCAAAATCGCCCGTTGGTATGTGGATCAGGTCGGTGTAAACGGGGACGAGCCGCCCCTTCGTGCCGCTTCCGTCGTCGCTTGAAAACGTGCGTTCTGCGCCTTGCCGGATCCGCACGCCGTTGGCCAGCAACACGGGACGGACCACTTCAAGGATGGCTTTAAGCGTGGCGTATTTGATTTTGTGCGCGCCGGTCTTGTCGGTCGTGATCCAGACCGGCATTTGCTGTAGAGATTGCCAAATCGCAAAGTGCAGGCTCGACGCGTGCAACCCGTTCAGCTGGTTTTTCATGACAACGTGAGCTTGAGCAGCTGCCGTAGCTGCGCGCTGACCGACTGGCGCTTGCGTGTGAATTTCACCGGTCTGGTCGTCCATGGTTTCGTGCTGCATTACGTACGTTCCCGCTAATTAAAATTGTGGACCGGGCTGAACGCCCCGCAACGATACGCGATTTGACTCGCGCGCCCGGTCCTCCCCCGCCCTGGTTGGAAAGGCGAGGTAACTAAATGGACATCGCCGGCTTGTACTCTTTGCTGGAGTATTCTGGCCGCTCGCGTGGCGGAAACCGCACATCGCTTGCGATCTCGCAGAGGTCCATAATTTGATCGCGGTTGCTCTCCAGCGCCGATTGAGCGATGCAAAACACTGCTCCCGAGTGCATCCAGATCAGGGCATCGGTCGGCTGGGCGAATTCGCGAAACCCGACCTTGAATAAATCGCCGCGCTCGTCGAGCGACAGAATGCAATCCACGTCAGGGCAGTACGCGACGACACGGCCACCGACGGTTACAGGCAGTTCTAAACTCCAGTCGCACACGTAACTCATGCCGCGTCCTCCAGTTCGATCTCGACAACTCCTGATCCGTCACACTCCGAGCATCGGACGTTGATGTAGGCCTCTGGGCACGATGGCGATCCCCACATTGCATGAGGCGTATCGTATTCGCCCCTACCGTCGCATTTCTCGCATTCGCCAAGCCTGGCCACGCCATTAGCAATTTGAGTGTCTGTCATCTCGTCTGTTTTTGCCATTGTGCCTCTCCCTCCTGTTGAGCATCACCGCCGCGCCCAGTGCGTTCCGCCGGCGAAGCGTTCCGCGTCTGGGCGGCCGTTCATTGGCCTTCTGCGGCGGTGATAAACCTAACCTACATGCAACGGTTCGTTGCTGTCAACAGCCAGTTGCAATCCCGAGCACACTGTTGATAACTATTTAATACGCAACACGCCGTTGCAACTCGTAACGGCGTGTGCTACGAATCACAGCCATGGACAAAAAAGCCACGAAAGCACTGATTCTGACAGCGGGCGGCCCGAGGTCTCTCGCAAACCGCTTTGGCTTGAGCCGTCAGGCCGTGGCAAAGTGGGAGCGCGTTCCGGCTCACTGGGTCATGGTGATCGCCGAGCTGACCGGCGTTCCGGCGGAGAAGATCCGGCCGGACGTTTTTGCCCGACGCCCTTTGAAATGCCGCGCGGCAAACGGCGGGCATCGCGTCGTCGCTTAAAGTAATCCGGCTCCGGCCGGCGTCAGTCAAAGCGTCCGTAATCGTTGCGTTGAGTAGCTGCCCGCCTGGATCGGCGTGCGCATGCTTACGCGTGCGCACTCCGCTCCTCGTGAGCTCTGGTGCCCTCCAGACGGGGCCGACCGAATCTATTGGGTCGGCCCCGATTGGAAGCCAGAAACGATTGCGCCGATGACGAGATCCCATCTCATCACCGGCGCTCAAGGAACAGCTCGTGGAGCATGCTCCAACGTCGTACGCGCCATGGAGGTGGCCAACATGGACTCCATTATAGCTAACGACGCGCCGCGTGACAAGCCGGCAACTGTCAAGCGCGAAACATTCAACATCATTCTTGGATGTCATCGCCTCCAGGACTGCACTTTGGCGGAGGTGCTGTCGATGGCGCTCAACGGGTGCGGGTACGTCCGGCGAGGCAACGAGTTCACGTTGTTTTCGTCGCCGGCGTTCGAGCAGATGGGGCCGTCATGAGCGAGCTAGATGATTTAGAGGCTTACGTCGTCGAGCCTCCAGAAATCCAGTCCAAACAGCAGCTTGGAGGCCGGATCGGCATGCGCAAATCAAAAGCCAGGCGGTCTGAGCAGATATCGGCCAACGCTACTCGACATCACTGGCTTGCCCGTGGCCGGACGGTTCCAAGCATGCCGAAATTCAAATGCCTGCGCGACTGAAAAAAGACCCCCGCCAAGCCTGCCAGGGCCGCGGGGGTAAAAACCAACAACGAGGCATAAACTAATGAAAATAGACGGCAAAATCAAGGCTAAAGGTGCGCGGTTCGTCCGCTTTTACCCATCCGACTGGCGCTCGGGCTGTCTCGGGCTGTCATTGGAACAAGAGGGCCTGTACGTCCGCGTGTGCGCGTTCATATACGAAACAAACCGCCGCTTACCGCTCGACGACTGCGCCGCCGCGAAATTTATGGGGGCCCACACAAATGCCTATCGGAAAATTAGAGACCAGCTTGTCGAACTTGGCAAGGTCTCAAGATGCGCAGACGGGTACACCGTTGCAAGAGCAGAGCGCGAGCTTGCGGCGGCCATCGGTTCGAGCCCTGCCGCCGATCAGGAAGGGGCGCTCAACGGATCAGCTCATTCGGCACCAGAACGGGACACCCGCTCGGATTCCATAGGGGATACCCCCCTAGATACCCCCCTAGATACCCCCCCAGATACCCATGGGGTGTTTTTCAAATCGGCCAATAAATTCAATGGGCCTCTTATAGAGCCTAAAGCCAATAGCCTAAAGCCAAAGAAAGAAACCCCCAAACCCCCACGGGGGGCTCAGACGGCCGACACGCCGAGCAACGTCAAACCGGTTGCCAACTGGAACCGAGCTTTCGCGCCAGTTGACGAAAACCAATCTGGCGTCATCCGCACCGAAGCTGGCTGCATCCAACTCTCCAACGGCACGCACCTGCGCTGGCTCGAAAGGTTCGGCAGTCCCGCCCGCCTCGATCTGGCGCTGATCGAGATTGCCGGCGAGATCAACACCGGAAGCCGTAAACCCCTTTGCGCAGATGTCGAGATGCGTCTCGCCCGCAAGGTTGCCGAGAAGATCGACAGGGACGAACGCTATCAGGCCGCGGTTGCCAGCAATGCCGCCGCCAAGGCCGCCCCGAAGCCCGTCAAGCTCAGCCGGTGGGGCTAACATGCTCGACACGCACACCATTGCCGGCAACCTCGTGCTCGTGCTTGGCGAGGAATCCGCTCAGATCGTCAGGGATTGCGGCACACCGTCAGTCCGCGACGTAGCGCACCAAAGCCAGCTCGTCGACAGCCAGGGCCACGTGTACCCATTCGTCGATTGCTGGGAGGGGTTCACGATCCTGATCCCGGAGGGCATGGAAGAAACCCGCGATGCAATCGCAATGATCCTCGGGGATACTCGCTGCCGGTGGAACTGGTTTCCGGTCGACGCGAACCCCGACACGATCGCCACCGCTATCGGCACCGCGCGGCTGATGTGGACTGACGAGATTTGCGTTATGTCGGACGTTCCCGACCAAGGCCCCGTCGAGACATTCAAAACGGGGTTCGGAGCGCTCGACGATCACGGCTGGCGCATCGTCACGCCGGCGTTCATGCCGGTCATTGGCCCCTACGGATCTGGCAAGAGCGTTTTCCTGCGGCAGCTACTCGTAAACCTTTGGCGCATGCACGGCTGGAAATTCCTACTCACCAGCTTCGAAGAAAAGATCAAGCCGCGATACCAGCGTGATTTCCGACGCAACCTGATCAACAAGCAAGAACAGTATTGGACGGATAAGGACAAGGCCGAAGCCGATCTGGAGCTTGATCGGTGCTCGTGCTTCCTCCGTCGCAAGCGGGGAGCTGATCTCACTCAGGATCGACTGATTGATCGCATCGCGTTTGCGGTCAAGGTCCACGGCGTTCGCGTCGTGTGCATCGATCCGGTCAACGAGATCGATCATCAGGTGCCGCGCGGCGAAAGCAAAACCGACTACATGGGCAAATTTATTATGGCCCTGAAAGCACTCGCAGACGATTACAACCTGCTGATGATCGTTTGCGCGCATCCGCCGAAGGATGGCGTCGAGAAACGGCTGGCGAAAAACGGGTTGCTTACGCTGAACGACGGCGCTGATACCGCCCATTGGGGCAACAAGGCCGATATCGGCATCTGCCTGTGGCGCAACCTCGCCGGCCCGACAATCTTGCACCTCGACAAGCTGAAAGATCACGAAAGCATGGGCAAACCGACGCTGGCCGAGCTTCACCTTGACGAGCGGCTAAATCAATTCCACGTCGGCCGGGTTGGTTACGACATTATGGGGGACAACGCATCATGAGCGGAAAATACGAGCAGAAAGACAACAGCGGGAACTTGTTTCGCATTTCGGACGAGGACATTAAATCAGATAAGCATCCTCAGTATGAAGGCGAGTTCAAAACGCTTTGCCCAAATTGCAACGCACCTGCCACCGGATGGGTAAAAGGATGGGTCAAGGAAGCCAAGACGGGCTCGAAATTCTTCTCGCTGGCCTTCAAGTTCAAGACACGAGCGGGGGGATCGGCATGAACCCCGACGTGTTCAACGCCGATCTTCGCGATTGGTACGAAGAGCGCGCCGCTTTTCTCGAATATTGCGAGGGATTGAACCGTGAAACCGCTGAGCGTTTAGCTTTCGCACAGACCGCTCTAAAAAAGAGGGCCAAGCTATGACTTACGAACGCCATTGGCACAAGCGGGTGCCCCCTTTCATGACCGAGGACTACATCGCCAAGGGCTGGACGATCTGGGGAACCGAGGGCGATGCTGTTGTGCTTGTCTGGCTGCACGAGGAAACCCCGCCATGAAAAACAGCGACCTCCGCTCCCGCGCCGAGCACATCATGCGCCTCATGGATCAACGAGACGAAATAGCAGAGGACATCCGCAACAGCTTCGACGTGGCAAAGAGCGTTGGCTTCAACCCGACCGCGATGCGCAAGGCGATTAGTGTTGCCCGCATGGATGCGAAGAAACGGGCGGCACACGACACGGGCCAGCAGGACTTGGAACTGTACCTTGCTGAAATCGAAGCGTGTGAACTTCGGGAGGCGGCAGAATGAGCGTGCGCATCATCAACGCCGACGTTCTCGATGGCCTTGCTCAACCCGGCCTATGCGGCCATGGCCCGAAAGCGTGTGACGAACGACTGCCCTCTATTTACGGAGGTGCCAGCATGAACCCCCACAAAGACGGCATGGTCGCGGGTCTCTACGTGCAGACAAATGGCTGCTACTGCGGTCTCGCTGGCGTCGATCCGTGGGACGAAGAGCGAGACGCTAGGCTGTACGACGGTCCGCACCCTGTCGTGGCGCACCCGCCGTGCGCGCGATGGTGCAAACTAGCCGGTTTCGTTGCGCACGCCTATCCGGGCCGCTTCAAGAAAGGCGACGACCACGGGTGCTTTGCAGCAGCTCTTGCGGCCGTACGAAAATGGGGAGGCGTCCTAGAACACCCGGAAGGGTCCGCGGCATGGAAAGCTCACAACATGATCGAGCCGCCGAGGTGTGGCGGTTGGGTGGTAGCAGATTGGCAAGGGGGGTGGACGTGCTGTGTCGAGCAAGGGAGCTATGGGCATCGGGGGCGCAAAGCGACGTGGCTGTATGCTGTCGGTGTCGAACTGCCGTCACTTTCCTGGGGGCCTGCCAAGGGGACGTTTCAGCAGGTCACCGGCGTCAGCCACAACGGCCGGCGAGCAAGCAAGACAGGCGTTGTCCAACGCCTGTCCAAACGCCAGCGTGCGGCTACGCCCGAGCCATTCCGTGACCTGCTGCTATCCATCGCCCGAACGGCAATTGCACCGCAAAGGATCGCGGCATGAACCCCCACAGAGACGGCATGGATTTCCTGCTTGGCATCAAAAACCGAGACACGAGCGAAATCGACAACGCTATATTGCTCACGATCGCGTTGAAGGCGCTGCAACAATCGCACCCAATCAATGGTCGCGCTGCTGAGCTTAGGCGGATTGCACGTGCAGAAATCACTGCAAAGCTACGGGGGGCTGCATGAGCCAGCGCGACAGCGGTTATCAGCGCAAAAAGCGCGACCTGTACGAAACCCCAGAATGGGTGACGTGGGCGCTTGTCCCGCACCTCTCGAAGTTCGTCCGCGTCTGGGAGCCCGCAGCGGGTGGCGGTCAAATGGTGTCGGTGCTCGCAACGCAAGGCGAGGTCGCCGCGACAGACATCGAGCCGGACGGCAGGGATTTCCTACTGTACCCGAGAAACGACTATGCCGCTGACGGCATCGTCACAAACCCACCGTACGATCTGGCGGCCGAGTTCTGCGAGCACGCATTGAGGCTGATGGAACCAACGCACGGGTTTGTTGCCATGCTGCTCCGCACTGACTTTGACCACGCTAAAAGCCGAACGCATCTTTTTCGTGACTGCCCAGCGTTCTTAAAAAAGATCGTGTTGATGAAGCGCATTTGTTGGTTTGTCGAAGCGAACGGAAAACCGAAGGCCAGCCCATCATTCAATCATGCTTGGTACATCTGGGACTGGAAGCACGAAGGCCCTCCGACGATCGGATACGGCCCATGAACGCAATCATCCTCGCGCAGATCGACAAGGCTCTAGCAGCAAAGATTGACGCCATGCCGTTGAAGCCTCGAGTCCGCGTCAAAACGAATGGCATACGCGTGGCCAACGTGATCGCCAAAACGACCGCCACGGGGAAAACGGTCATCGTCAAGAAAGACACCGCGCCTCCTCACGTAAGGGCTGGAAGGCGCAGGAAGGCAAACAAGGTGACAGGTGTGAGGGCAGCGAAATGAGCGAGATCGACAACCTAGGTTTACGCCCACTGACCGCCTACCGCGTGCGCGTTTTAGATGAGGTGTAGTCGTGGGGCTTCGAGAAGACATTCTAGCAATGTTGCCAGCCAACCCAGCGGCGACAAAGAGTCCGGGTACGGCGCAATTCATTCGTCCGGCGTTGGAACAAAGCATCACGGTTCTCATGGATGTCGACGAGCACGGGCCGACTGAAATAGCCGCAAATGAATGGGCGGTGCAATGTGTGATGAAAGGCGTTTTATTGCCGATGCCCGGCCCAATCTGTTTTTTTACCGGAAGGCTGTTTGCAATAACAGAGGCCGATCGGAGGCAAGGTATACTGGCAATGACGCATGGAGGATCGATAATAGTTGTTGGTATCGGATGTGAGAAGCAGGATGCCGACCACATGGCAATTACAGTGTCGCCCCTAGTCTCGATGTCGATCAGTGACGAGGGCAATATGTCATGGGATGTGCGATTGCCAAGCAAGATATGGGATGACGACACGAACGGGGAGGTTGACGAAGCCGCAACGCGGATCGGCGTCAAGTTTATGTCCTGTATCGGTTTGATGTCGCTGAAAACCGCGGTGGTGACGACCGAACCCGCACCGGCCAAACTGAATGCGGCACGTATCAAAAAAGGAAAGCCGCCGATTTCCGATGTGGTAACGATCAGGATTAAGAAACAGGAACACCACGCATTTGGGGGAACTCACGCTAGCCCTAGACCGCACTGGAGACGGGGCCACGTTCGGCGACTGCTAGAAGGGCGAGTGGTGTTGGTGTCGCCCCATCCTGTCATGGGTCAAGCCGAAATACCCACGACGTACAAAGTCAAAAATTAGTGCGTGTCTCTGATGAGGGAACATCAATGTCCAATCGAGCCGTCGTCGTCTACCGAACCGCCCCGAACCTCGAGCACAAGGCGGCTGCTGAGTTGCGTGAGGCTGGCGCTCGCGCCTACGTGGCCCGCGACAGGTCAACCAAGCGTAACCCATTTACGCGCCAACCGCGCGCCACCGCGCCGGGCTACGTGTTTTCGGATCGGGCCTGCACCATCGCTTTTGCAAAGCACGTCAAGTCACCGATCGGCAGCGCCAGCAAGGCGGAACTTGCCAATCTGTACATTGGCCGCCCCCAGCGCCGCGCTGATACCGATCAAAACGCCTACCGCGCCGGCCAGCCTGCATTCCGGGGGGAGACCGCCGTAACGGTTACTAGCACCAGCGGCCGTTTCTGCTGCATTGAGTACGACATGTGCGGAAAGAGGCATAGCCAATCTATCCACTACACCCAGCTTAGACCGGGCTGACTGGCCAATCTGCGGGGCGATACCCGGACAGGTACGCCTCGACAAGACGGCGCTGAGGGTCCCGGATGACGCTTTGCCCGGTCTCAAGGTGATACTGCATTTGCCTGCGGTGGGCGCCCTGATAGCCGAGCACAGTCGCCATCTGATCAAGCGTCAGGCCCAGCTCGCGCCGGGCCTTTTCCATTTGTGCGGGGGTCAATTGAGCCTCATGCAAAATCACTCAAAGCGTTTTTGATAACCGCTTGCTGAGCGGCATCGGTCAGTGTCGTGATAATTTTTTCCTCGCCGCCGGGGCCGGTGTGCCGCGTTACCCGCTCGATCCCTGTGACGTACCAAGCCGACCCGCCGCGCTCAAAAGTCACTTGTGTGGCAATGGCCGAGCTTGACCGCCGATTGTAAGCTCGTGACGTGGGCACTCCCGAGATTGCCGACACCTTGACGCCGGCGCGGTCTTTGATTGAGACACCATGGGCAATCAGTTGATTTTCCACGGAGGCCGCGATCGCGACGAGGACGCTGGGGCTTGCGTACGTGTGCGCTGACGCCTTGCCATTTGCTTCTTCAACCGCGGTCTGGATGGCCGTTGCGTTTGCCGCTGTCAGTCGCGAATCGGGTCGAGCTTTGATTTCGTCAATCTTTGCTTTGAAATGTTCTGGGGCGGCACCGCTGCCGCCCAAGTAGAGGGTTGAGATCTTTGCGGTCTCCTGCTGGCGAACGAGGGCCAGACGCTGTTTTGAAAGATCGGCGGCGACGGTAAATGCCTTGATGTCAAATAGCTTGATCTTGGTCATTGTCTTCATCCTTTCGGGTGGGCGCGTTGCCCGTTGCTGATAAAACAACCTACCCCATCCTCGTCCGTAGGTCAACCCACCTACAAAAATAATATTGCACTATTTGACATTGTCGCCTCACTGCGCCATTGTGCAATCGGATGAGCGGCCGATTTCAGCGTACCGCCCCAGGCTCCGATAAAATCGTTGAGCCACACAATCCGGAAATGCGCCCAAAGCACAACAAGGACGCAACGTGATCCTGGCAGTAACCGTTTTTCTTGTCAGCCTAGCCGTTTTTCTTCTCGTGGTCGGTTCGTGCCTCGATGCGTGCGGCGTGTTTGATCGGGACGACAAATGACTGCCGGGCCGCTGTTGCCTTCTGGCTCTCCCGCTGAAATCGCCCGTTGTACCCGTGCCCGTATGCGTTCAACGCGACTCCGCAAAGGGCTGACATTATGCATATCGACACCATGGCCAAGCGAGCCAAGCAAGTCGGGTTCGTCGCTACCGCCATCACCAGCGCAGTTACCGCCCGCTTTGGTTGGCTACAAGGCGAAGATGTTATTACGAGCATCGTCTATGCCGTTGGACTCGGGCTCGCCAGTTTCATGGTCGGCTACGGGCTTGTTTTTGCGTGGGAAAGCCGCAAGCGCAACATGCCGTACGGCGTCACCATCGCATCGGTCGCGATCTTTGCAATTGCAGTGATCGTCGAGGTGCTATCTCACGTCGGCGCCAACGCTTCCGCCCGGTCTCACGACATGGCCAGGGCGACGGAGCAGACCAACGCATACGCCGACACACGCAATCAGCTCGATCAGGCTCGCGCCGATCTCGCGGCCATTAGACCGACCCGTGCGCCGGCAGCAGTCAGCGCCGACATGGCTCGCATTGAGGGCGCCAAGTGGTTCAGCAACACGTCAGGCTGCACCAACCCGAATCCTGCTGGAAGCGGGCGCGGGTATGGCAACAGTTGCAACAAATACAACGTCTTGAAAGGCGAACTCGCCACCGCTCAGAACCGCATGGCGCTAGCCGCTAAAATTGATCAGCTCGCCGGGACTAGCGCCACGTCATCTGCCGGCCACAGCGTCGCTCTCGCTCAGACCAAGGCGGTCGCATCCTATGCGACGTGGAACACAAACCCCGGCGCTGACGATCAGGCCAAGACGAACATGGCCATCACGCTCATTCTCGCGCTGTACTTTGTCAGCCTCGGCCTTGTAAACCTCGTGGCTCAAGCGTTCGACCCGGAAGACGGCACGACAACAGCCGCTCAACCTTCTGCTGAAATCGTGCGGCCTCAGTTCCGCAAGCCTTCCACACCTGTCGTCGATGATCTATCCTGGGCTAAAGCAATAGAGCAGGCCCAACGAAAGATTGCGTGATGTTGGTAGCGGAATTGATCAAAAAGCTGCAAGCGTTGGATCCGAAGTTAGAAGTGCATATCCATTACGACGGCGCGGATAGGATTGACGAGGTTGGCGTCTACGTGTCTCGTAGCGGGTACGCAGTACTAGCCGAGTCACCGTCAGATATTTATTACGACGAAGACAGGCCGGTGGGTGCTCCGCTATCCAAAGCGTTTCCTGCATGGTCCATCGACATGGCCTAACGGTGTTTCACGTGCAACAAAGTAGTGTTAGGGCTGCACATGAACAATGAAGATCTTTCAAATCTCACCGCCGAAATAACTAGGCTGCGATCCGAGGTCGGTCTCCTGCGCGCTCAAATAGGGCGCGGTAGATCCGAGGTCGGTCTCCTCCGCGCGCAACTGAAACGGCACAACGTCCCCCTGCCGCAGCAGCCTGACGTCTATCCGATGCTGGTTGAGTGGCTGTTCGACGGGAAGAGCCGGGCAACGATCGCCGAAGAGATCGGCCTCGCCAAAGCCAAAGTGCACGCGCTCACGAATAAATGGCTGTCAAATCCCGTCAACCTCGGCGCCATCAAATCAGAGCATGCCACGATGGTGTGGCGTATGAGATTGTCGGAGCTGTATTATGAAGCCGATAGCGCCAAGTTCCAGAGGTTATACGAAATAGCGAAAGAAAACCGCGCCAACCGCAGCGTGCTCGCCGAGATAACCAGCAGGATTAAACAGCTGGAGCGCAAGAAAGAAGAAGACCGGCGCGCGAAAGAAGAAGACCGGCGCGCGAGAGTAGAACAGTTCGTCTGTAAGGTCAGGACACAACTGGCTTCAATGGCCATGCAGGACGGCCCCAGACCGGTAGTTCCCATCGACGTCAGCTATTGTCATGGTCTTGGTTTGACGCCGGCGGATATTCCTGACGATCTGATTGGAGCACAGCTCATTGTAAGCTGGGGCTTGGCACGATATTCGGAACCGGTTGTAGTCAGGCTAGGCGTTTCACGTATGGAAGTTCTAGGTACAACAATGTGTCTTTGATTATCTGAAACGCTTTCATTGAAAATCAAAAGAAATCAGAGTAATCAAAATGGCAAAGGGTGGGGCAAGAAAAGGCGCTGGACGCAAGAAGGGCGGCATCACCAAAGCGACTATGTATCGCCAGGAGATGTACGCCCGCGCCGCAGCCGATGGCATCTCACCGCTCGACGTGATGATAACGGTGATGCGGAAAGCATGGGCGGCAAACAATATCCCCGAGGCGATGCAAGCGGCTGTTCACGCCGCGCCTTACTTGCATCCCAAACTGCAGGCGACGGCCGTAACA